AACTCAACTTCCTTGAGAAGCAACTCGATTCTCTGGCAGAGATTCACGCCTTCCCGCGCATCCTCATCCCTGCTGGGTTCGATGGCGACATCGACCTGCGTGCGGGAGGCGTGACGTATTTCGATCCGAACAACCCCGGAGCAACCCCGAAGGAATGGGGAACCGGTGGGCGCTACGACATCGGCGTCGAGCGGGCCGAGCAAAAGCGCAAGGCGATCAATGAGGCTTTCCATGTGGACCTTTTCCAGATGTTTGCTCAGTTACAAAAGCAGATGACCGCTCGCGAAGTCGCCGAGCGTGCGAGCGAAAAGCTCATCCAATTTTCTCCGACCTTCGCTCGTCTCACGACTGAGCTATTCAATCCGCTCCTTCGCCGGGTCTTCGCGGTCCTTGCGCGTTCTGGCAAGTTCCCGCCGCCACCAGAAGCTTTCCAGATGACCGGCATGGTTCCCGATCCAGAGGTCTCCTACAACTCGCGGATCGCACTTGCGATCAAATCGCTTGAAAACGCCGCCTTCATTCGCACCAGTGAGATGCTCCTGCCCTTTGCCAATCTTCGCCCGGAGATGCTGGACAACTTTGATTTCGACGAGATCACCCGTGACATGGCCCGCAACGATGGCCTGCCAGCCCGCTGGCTGATGGACGAGGAAATGGTCGCACAGACCCGCGCACAACGAGCGCAGGCCGCACAGGCACAAGCGCAGGCCGAGCAGATGGAACGTCAAGCCGCAGCCATCGGCAAGGTCGGTGGCGTGAAGCAAGACTCGGCCATCGCGCAAATGATCCCCGGTATGGCATGATGGCTCCCGAAGACAAATCTGCCGCCCTCAAGCGTGAGCGTGAGCGCCAGCGCCTCACCAACGCCTACCACCGTGTTTTTAACACGAAGGATGGCGCTCTCATCATCGCTGACATCAAGCATCAGTTCGCGACAGACTCGCAGGTATTCTTACCCGGCTACGACTTTAACCCCGTGGTCGCCGCACTCCGCGATGGCCAGAGAGGCGTTCTCATCCACATCGAGACCATGCTTCGCCGCATTGTCATTGCCGATGGCGATATCGAGACTCCCAAACGAAAAGTCAAAAAATGAGCAAGAAAAACACCGACATCCCACCACGCCCCGATATGGACCCCATGCTCGGAGACAAGACCATTGAGCTTGTTGAGTGGCTTCGCGACTACGCTCCAGAGGAATTCCAAAAGACCTACGCCGGTCGCGAGACCCATCTCGGCTACCACCCCAAAGAGTAGGGTTGTTTTGACTGATACCTAATTTATGGAAGACACCACCGACACCTCCTCCGAGCAGAGTTTGCTCGACACAGGAGCCGCCACCAACGCCGATGCGCCAGCCGCAACGGAGACATCAACCGCACCCACGCAACACACCACAAGTTACGTCAACCCGGACGGCACATTTGCCGAGGGTTGGGCGAATAACCTCCCGGAGGATTCTGCCGCCTACAAAGACACGCTCAGTAAATACAAGAGCGTTCCCGACATGGCCAAGGCGCTCGCGAATGCGAATGCGCTGATCGGAAAAAAGCTTGGCGTTCCCAACGAGAAATCCTCACCCGAAGAGGTCGCGGCATTTCGTCGTTCGCTCGGAGTTCCCGATACGATTGACGAGTACAAGTTCGCTCCCGATGCGCTCCCAGAGGGCATGACATGGGATGACAACAACGTCAAAAACTACGCTGAGATCGCCCACAAGCACAACATCCCGCCCTCCGCGATGAAGGCGCTCGTGACCGAACACGCGAAGATGGAGCATTTCAAAATGCAGGGCATGCAGGCGCAGATTGAGAAGCAGCATGCCGATGCAGTCAACACCCTCAAGAAGGAGTGGGGAGGGGAGTTTGACAAGAACATCGGACTCGCCAAGCAGGCAGCGAAGATCGCGGGAGTCAATGCAAACTCACAAGGATTCGCGGACCCCGAAGTCGTGCGTGGATTCGTTCGCTTGAGCCAAATGATGAGCGAGGACAAGGTCGGGCGCTCGATGAGTGGCTCAGAGTTTATGACCGGCTCGGCCCGCGCCAAGGACATCATGAGCAATCCCGACAATAGCTGGCACAAGCGGTACATGGAGGGCGACCGCGAGGCCGCGACTCTGGTGACCGGACTGCTCAAGCAGGGATAAGATTTCGCGGGGTGGAGAAAAGGTATCTTGCAAGGCCCATACCCTTGAGTTCCGGGTTCGACTCCCGGCCCCGCAACATTTCTGAAAATATGTTTTGACTGATACTAAATCGGGCTGAAACGTAAATGCGTCAGAGCAGACACCTCCTTGTTGAGCCTGCTCCCTAATTACCCGCCGCCGCTGACCCCACACGGGACACTCGGAGAGCGAAGGGAGCAGAACAAATCCATCAGTTTCGACTGATACCAACCCAACTCAACTAAAGGAATAAAATGGCTAACTTAAACGGCGTTCTCACAAGCGTACCCGATCACTACACAACCCAGTTCGATAGCAACTGGAAACACCTCGTTCAGCAGAAGAACAGCAGGCTGAAAGAATATGTCACCATCGATTCAATCGAAGGTAAGGAAAAATCCTACAATCAAATCGACGTAACCTCGATGACGCAGATCACGGATCGTTCACGCGACACCCGTATCTCCGATCAAGCGATGGCCAAGCGTTGGATTCGCCCGCAGCAATACGACTGCGCGAAACTCGTTGACGAGTTTGATGAGCAACTCCTCGGTGAGGTTGTCCTTCCGACATCCCCGATCATCCAATCGCATGCTCAAGCTTACGCTCGCACCTGCGACACGATCATCATCGGCGCTCTCGGCGGCACTGCCTACACAGGCACGACCGGCACAACGGCTACCGCATTGCCAGCAGGCCAGAAGGTCGCTGTCAACTTTGTGGAATCCGGCACTGCTGCCAACAGCGGTCTCACCATTGCCAAGCTCCGCGCTGCGAAGTTCCTCTTCGACAGCAACGAAATTGACGAGGAAGAGGAGCGCATCATTGTGGTCTCGGCCAAACAACTTCAAGACCTGCTCCGCACGATTGAAGTCACAAGCCAAGACTACAACAGCGTTCGCGCCTTGGTGGACGGGGCTTTGAATACCTTCATGGGATTCAAATTCCGCCGCAGCCAACTCCTCGGCAAAGTCTCCACCGTTCGTTCCTGCTACGCCTACGTCAAGTCGGGCGTGATCTTGGCCGAGCGTGGGCTGAAGACTCACATGGACGTCCGCACGGACCTCTCGCACTCCCTTCAAATCCGCTCCGTGGCCAGCCTCGCAGCTGTGCGCATGGAAGAGAAGAAGGTCGTCGAGATCGCTTGCGACGAAGCTTAAAAAAAGCACCCCGCTGGCAGACCGGGATAATGTCTGCCACCCACTTTTTTAACTCTCTCAAACTGCTTCCATGACGGACGTTCAAATCTGCAACTTGGCCCTCGCTCGACTAGGTGATTCCCGTATCACGTTATCGCTCGACGATGCGACCGCGCAGGCGCAGTATTGCACGCTCTTCTACGTTCAGACCGTAGCCGAACTCCAAGCCGAGTTCGATTGGCAGTTCTGCCGCAAGCAGGTCAACCTCACCAGCAGCACGACCCCGCTCGGTGGTTACACCTACCAGTACGATCTACCCAGCGACTACATCCGCTCACTTCGTCTCGCGAACATCGACGAGAGCGAGAATTTCGGACAATGGGAAATCCTCGGCACTAATCTCCAAACCAATTTCGTTTCTCCCGTCACGTTGGATTACATCGCCAACATCACGGACGCCAGCAAGTACCCGGCGATCTTCACTGAGCTTCTCGCCGTCAAGCTCGCAGGCGTCCTTGCCATGCCACTCACCGGCAGCAAAGACCTCTTCAAGCAGACCGTGGAACTCTACATGGCCATGCTCGGCAAGCCTGCCTTCGCCAATGCCACGGAGAAGACGCAAAATGCACGCATCACCGCAGGCACACTGACCGCGACTGAGATTTGCCGCCAAGCGATCCTGCGTGTCGGCAGCGCCAATCTCTTTGAACCCTTCGGCGAACCCATGGCACTCGCTCAGTCCTTCTACGAGGTCACCCGCGACGAACTCCTCGCCGATTTCCAATGGTCGTTCACTCGCGCCCAACTCCCAATTACAAAAGATGGGAATCCTCCTGCAACTGGCTCCGGTTACCTCTACCGCTACGCGATCCCCGCAGGAACAGGTCAGATCATCCGGGTCAACAATATTGATGACTCGGAGAATTCCGCGAAATGGGAGGTCGTTGGTTCCTTCATCCATACCGATCTACCGACCCCGATCACGTTGGACTACACCAGCAAAATCACCGACCCCGCCAAGTTCCCACCCATCTTCACGCACATCCTCACCGTCACTCTCGCCATCAAACTCAATAGCATAGTCCAACAGCATAGCGCACCTACCCAATGAAATCCGAAGAACTCTTCAAAGAACTGCAATTCCTCATGTCCAAGCCTGCCCTCCTTGAGGCAGTCGAGGCAGTCGCCAACTACTCTGGCACTCTCACCACGACCGCAGCGGAAATCATCCGGCAAGCGGTCATGCGGGTCGGCAGCGCAGACACGTTCAAGCAGCAAGGCCAACCCTTTGTCTTTGCGGCCAAATTCTATGGGCATACCATCAAGGAAATCCTTTCCGATTACGATTGGCGCTTCGCGCGCAAGCAGGTGGCCCTTCCAAATGGAACGGTTCCGATATCTGGATTTAATTGGAAATATCCATTGCCAGCCGACTTGATTCGGGTCGTCCGGTTGGAGAATATTGATTCTAGTGAAAATTTCGGGACTTGGGAGATACTTGGATCAGATATCCACACAGATTTTCCGAATGTTGGCCAAATGGGCGTAAGCACCCCCCTTTCGCTCGACTACATTTCCAGCGCGGCAATTGACACGACCTACCCGGCGATCTTCATCGAACTCGTTGTTGCTCGCCTTGCCTACAAGCTCGCAATGGCACTTGGTGCAGGCGATCAAGCGATGGCGGCGATGAAGGAGATGGAAACTCTAGTTGCGCGTCCCGCACTGCAACGCGAGATCATCTCTCTTGCCGATGCCTCAACATCGAACACCATTGTGAATCGCTCGCAAATTTGCAAGCAGGCGATCATGCGCTTGGGGTCCATCGACACACTCAAAGGCCAACCGATGGTCTTTGCGAATTCTTTCTACGATCACACGCTTGAAGAACTCCTCGCCGATGCGCCTTGGGCATTTGCGAAAAAACAAGTCACGCTTATCGCTGGGACCGCACCAACACAAGGGTACACGAAGAAATACACCCTGCCGACCGATGTGATTCAAGTCCTCCGAGTCAACAACATCGATACCACCGAGAACTTCGGCCAATGGGAAATCATGGGGGGATTCCTCCACACGGATATCGGCGCTCCGATCATCATCGACTACACCGCTCATATCACTGACGTGGCTGAATTTCCCGCGCCATTTATCGAGGCGCTCATCGCTCGCATCGCGTCAAAGATTGCTCTGCCGCTAACTGGCAGTGGTGATCTCGTCGCCGCCATGACGACCGTGGCAATGGAGACCATGCAACGCCCCAGCGTGAAAATTCTGATCGAGAAATCCGCGAAACCCCGCTTGACCACCTCGGCCAACTCGGTCTCGGAAATCTGCCGACAAGCCATCCTCCGGGTGGGAAGTGCCGATGTCTTCAAGCCGTATGGCGAGCCGATGTCCATCGCGACATCGCTATTCGATCAGACTCGCAATGAACTCCTCGCCGACTTCGACTGGCAGTTTGCACGCTCGCAAACAACCTTGGCAGCAGACCCCGCGCCTCCGGCCTTCGGTTACGCCAAGCGATATGCCCTTCCTGCCTCAACTCTCAAGGTGCTTCGCGTCAATGGCGTCGATGAGGATGAAAACTTTGGCCAATGGGAAATCGTTTCCGGGTACATCCACACCAACTTCACTCCGACCATCCAACTGGAATCCACCGCCATCGCGACCGATGCGACCAAGTTCCCGCCGGTATTCACGAACATGCTCACCGTTACCTTGGCCATGAAGCTGTCCCAACTCATGGAATCCCAACCCACCGCAGCGCCTCGCCAATAAATGAAGTCCGAGGAGTTATTCAAGGAACTCCAGTTCCTCGCGGGCAAGACCTCGCTCAAGAGCGCAGTCGAGACCCGCGCCTCCTCGCGTCCATCCGCCACCCTCACCGAAGACGAACTCTGTCGGCAAGCGATCCTACGGGTCGGGACTGCCGAGCAGTTCGGTCCCTCCTCGCAGGCGATGCTCCTCGCGAAATCGCTCTACCCACAGGTGCGCGATGCCATGCTCCTCGCCGGATCGTGGACGTGGGCCATGAAAAGCGGGACCGTCATCGAGACCCTGCCTCGACCAGAGTACAAGTGGAGTTATCGCTACCCGATCCCGTCCGACTGCCTGCGGGTCTTCCGGGTCAACGACTACGACTATTCCACAGGAGATTCCTCATGGGAGGTAGCTGGCAATTTTGTATTGAGCAACGCCGATTCCGGCACGCCTGCGTGGGTCGAGGCCCGATCCTACGAGGTCGGCAATGCCGTCTCTCACAACGGAGTCGTCTACCGCTGCCTCCTTAATGCAACGACCACGGAACCGGGCGTCACCTCTGGGTGGACAATTGCTTGGGATGTCTGGTTAGGCAAGGCCATCACGCTGGAATACGTCCGCAAGGTCACCGATGTCACCCTCTTCGATTCCCTCTTCATCGACCTGCTCACGGCCAATCTCGCTTCCAAGCTTGCCATTCCGCTCACCGGCGATGCCAACAAGGCGCTCCTCCTTGCCAAGGACAGCGATTCCCTTGCCAAAAGCCCAGCCATCCGCCGGGATTCCACCGAGCGTAAGGGTCGAATCAAGCCCGCTTGGATGTCATCCAAACTCGTCTCCTCCCGCAATGGCGGCGATGGCATCGATGCCTCGCAGTCGTCGGGTGGTGGTCCTGCCGGTGGCGTCAGCTACCCCGCTCTTCATGTGACTCTTGGCAGTGTCCGCACCGTGACCGGCGCAGAACTTCCCTTTGTGACAAACACGGGTGCAAACGACACCGCTGTCTTCAACTTCGGTCTCCCGCAGGCAGGCGTCATCGACTCGGCCAAAAACACCCTCTACGGCAACGGGGTCGCCAAGACATTCGCGATCCTCGGCCTCAAGTCCAGCGACCCGAACCACGTCATCGTCTCCATCAACGGAGTCGTACAAGAACCGACCATCGACTACCTCGTCAATCAAGGCGCAGGCACGATCACTTTCTCAACATCCATACCTAACCTAGCCAAGGTCGTCGTCGTCGTTCTCGGTCTCTATTCCGCCTCGCAGCGTGTTCCCGACCTCTACATTCACGCCTTCGCTACCAACACCGCTGCCACATTCAATTTCTACGGCATGCTGCTCAACTCCGATGTCCCTGCAACGGGATCGCCCGCCGCTGTCGCCAAGTGGACCATCACCCGCACGGCAGTGTCGTCCGCAGGATCGATCACCTCCAGCGCCACCGCAACCAACGTGGCTTGGAATAACCGGGAGACATCGACCTACGCATGACAACGATCACCGATGCCAACCTAGCGCAGACACTCGATCTCAGCAATATCGACCTCATCCTGCCCGAAATCGCGCAGTCCATCGTCGAATATCCGACCCGTGCCGACTTCCCAGAGATCGGTCGCTCGGCCCGACTCTACATCGACCTCGCCGAAGCGCAGACCTACCGCTGGCAGGATACCACCTACGTCCTCCTCAATGCCCTCATCGACTGCGGACAATTTTAGTTACCCCCAAAACAACAACACAAACCCAACAAAACCAACACAATAAATCAAATGGCGAATCCAATCATCAAAATCAAACGGGGCAGTGGTCAGCCCGCATCATTGCAACTCTCTGAGTTGGCTTATGATACACTAAACAAGTCACTTTTCATCGGAACGGCAGAAGGCGTTCTCGCGATTGGTGGCGAAAACGTCTTTGCGAAAAAGACTTACGCAGATTCCGCGGTCAGCGCAGAAGCCTCGCTTCGCTCCGCAGCGGACTCGACACTCACCTCCAATTTAAATGCAGAAATTTCGCGTGCAACTGCCGCTGAAGGAGTAGTTTCTGCAAATTTGGCAACTGAAATTACCGATAGAACCTCGGCAGTGTCCTCCGTGACATCCTCGCTGAATTCGGAAATCACCCGCGCCCAAGCCGCTGAAGGCACTCTCACATCGGCAGTGAGTGCAGAGGTTTCGCGTGCGACAGCAGCAGAAGTGGCACTCGGAACTCGCATCGACAATGTGTTGAGCAATGTTGATGGCGCAGCCCTCGACTCCCTCACCGAAGTCGTCGCCGCCTTCCAAGCCGCCGATGGCACTATCAACGGAGCGATCACTAGCCTCGCCGCTAGCGCATCGAGCGCCCTCGCAGCCGAAGTGACACGGGCGACAGGTTCGGAATCGACCCTCACGACTGCCGCAACGGCACTCGCTGGTAGAGTAACGACCGCAGAGTCGGACATCAATACGCTCGAAAGCGACCTCGCCGCAGAGGTAAGCGCCCGCACAAGTGCTGTATCTTCAGAGGCTTCCGCAAGGACTTCTGCCGATTCCGCTCTCGGAGTTCGCATCGACAACGTAGTGACTGCCGCAACTGCCCTTACCTCAAGGGTTACCGCCGCAGAGGCAGACATCCTCTCAGAGGCATCCACCCGTGCATCGGCAGTTTCTGCCGTATCGGCTCGCGTGAGCGCCCTTGAATCGACCATCGACGGAGGCACTTACTAGTCCTTCCACCGCCTCCGGGGTTCGATCCCCCGGAGGCAACCCCATTCCATAATGGCAACCATCATTCCCAAAAAATCCACAATATTAGGTAAAGTCCCGACGACCAGCGATTTAGGTCTCGGAGAGATTTGCCTTAATCACGCTGACGCCATCCTCTATTCCCGCCATCCGGGGACGGGAGCGGTCTACGCCATCGGAGGAGGCAGCGCAGCGGTCGAACGATTCTGGGCCTTCGCCTTGAGCGGCAATACCGTCTACCTCGCCAGTATTTCCACATCCGACTTTCCTTCCACGGGCAGCGTCTATGACGTGGCCCTCTGGGACATAAACAAAACAACAACCAATGACAATGGAGACGTAGTCTCCGAAAGCTCCGCCATCGGAGCTTGGAATAACAAACAAAACCTCACTTACGCATAAACCTATGAACGCATCCACTCCACTCCAAATCGACGGCAAATCCTACCCGAAATTTTCGCTCAACTTGGCCATCACCGGCAAGTACAACGCCGATGGCTCCAGTGACGCCGATGGCTCCAGTGACGCAAATGTCGCCATGCGCCTTGTCCCGACCCGCATTGAAAACGGCGAGGTCATCACCGCTGACCAAGCCGCAATCGGTATCGCGCTTGGCTCACTTGAAGGTGCAGACGAAGCCACCCAGCAAGCCGTGGGCGCGATCCAAGCCGCCTTGCAAACCTACATCGCCGCGAAAGGACTCTAAACCATGGCCACCTACTACGCCCGCAAGGCCGGAAACATCAACGCCGCCGATGTCTGGGCGACCACGCCCAGCGGCACAGCCGCCGCCGTCACATTCGCCAGCGGCGATGTTCTGGTAGCAAACTCATTTGCCATTGCAATCAATGTCGATACCAACCTCGGCGGGGCAGGCCAAGTTCGCAACGACACTCTCGGAGGAGCGACAACAGGCGGGACATTCACACTTTCAAACGGGGTTACGCTTACCGCAAATGTGGTGCAAAATAACCCAACGGGCGGGGCTACGGTTGTTGCATATGCAGGGGCAACACCTAACTCAGCTTCGATTGTGGGCAATGCAAGCTCGGTCAATACTTCGGGGGGTCAAATATCAATTAACCACACTGGAACGGGGACATTAAATTTTACGGGTAACATAACTGGAGATGCGAGATCGGCACCTACTGGCGGGGTACTATCGTTGGCAAGCGCGGGTGGGATAATTAATTTTACGGGCAATGCAACTGGCGGAAGCAATGTGGGTGGTTATGCAATTCAAAACGCCGGTGCCGGAACAATTAATGTTGTCGGCAATTGCTTGGGGGGATCATCTGCCGCAATAGCAAACCAATTGACAGGAACCGTTAATATTGTAGGTCAATCGATAGGTTCAGCAACTGGTGCAGCAGGGGCTGGCGTTGCCAATATTTCAACTGGGACTATCGTTGTCACTCGCGCAATAGGCAATGGCTATGGGCCGGGTTCGTCTGGACTTGCCGCAGCCGTTGGAGTTGCAAATTCCGCACTTGGAGTTGTCAGCGTCGAAGAGCTTGAATACGGGACACTCGGAATGTCTCCGACAAGTGGAGCAGGAATACGTTTAAAAAAACTTACGAGCAACGTAGCAAAATTCAACTACTGCGATACGGTAGGCGCAAAAACTTTAGTGGATGCAACCCAAGGCCAAATGCCAGCGGTCACTGATGTCCGCAACGGTGTGAGCTACGCATCGGGCGCACTCACGGGATCGGCATTTATCCCATTGGCCTCAAGTGTGGCAAGTGGAGTCCCCGTAGGGTCAACCACCGGCACGGCAGTGCTAACGCCAGACGCTGTGTGGAGTCATGCATCCCGCACGATCACGGGTGGTCTTGTCGATACCGCTACAACGCTCACGAATGCGCCAACGGTTCCAAGTGTAGTCCAAATCCGCCAAGAGATGGACAGCAACTCGACCAAACTAGCAAATTTGGATGCCACGGTATCCAGCAGACTTGCAAGCTCGGTCAGCACAAACATCACCGCAATAAAAGCAAAAACAGACCTGCTCAATACCGATAGGCTGGCCCAGTGCGCCACGACGAGCATCGTAGGATCACTCATCGCTCAATCCAACTCATGAGCATGGAGAACCTCAAGACCGCAGCCACCGGCCTCATCGGCAGCGCGACCTCCATCGGCGCTGCGGCGTACTCCCTGCTTCCTCACTTGGAAGCGGGGATGCGCCTCGCCTCGGTCACGGTCGGCCTCGCAGTCGGCCTCGCCACTTTGGTCAAAGTCATCCGCGACCTCCGAAAGTAACACATGCCGAAATTCGATTTTTATCCAAGTTTCAACGCCGGTGAAGTCTCACCCATGGTGGACGCCCGCACGTCCTTGGATAAATATCGCTCGGCCTGCCGGACTCTGGAGAACTTCGTGATCATGCCCTACGGTGGGGCCATCCGCCGACCCGGCACGCAGTACATTGGCACGACGAAAACCTCGGACACGCAGAGTCGTTTGATCGGGTTCAACTTCTCGACCACGACCCGCTTCGTGATCGAGCTTGGCGTGGGCTACCTGCGCGTCTGGAATCCCTCTGGTACATTGCAGACTATTTCCGGCACAGCAACAGAACTCGCCACTCCGTATGCTGTGTTTCCGTTTTTGATAGGTGACCTGCGCGAAATCCAGATCGCCCAAGTCAACGACATCATGTATTTCGCGCACGCGAACTACCCGCCATACAAACTCACTCGCGTGTTGGATACCAACTGGACTTTCGCGGAGGTCAAATTTGAGTACCCACCGCTACTCGATAGCTCGGACAATCAGACAAAGTTGAGTGTAAACGTACCTAATTATATATTCCAGTCTGGAGTCTCATATTTTAAAGACGCCAATCTTTACCCGCCTTATTGGACTGCTTCAGTTGCTTATGCTGTAGGTGATTGGGTATACACAGCAAGCGGGGTATATAAGTGCCACACCGCACACACCTCTGCGGCGACCTTTGACTCTACAAAGTGGACTTTAAGCTCATCTACGAGTTTTATTTTTCGCGTCTTAAAAGATTTTACCGCAACAACCTTTCCTGCCGCTATCGCCGCTGGCAATATCTCGTCACTTCCCTTGGCGACCAATCAAATGGGACCAATGCTCAGCAGCAACCCATTCACTGGGTATATCGGATCGCAGATCGAACTCAAATGGCAGAATTCCAATTTGTACAAGCAGATCGAAATTGTCGGCAACTTTGAAAGTGAAACACTCCTTGTGGACGGGGCATGGGACTTTGAGACCTCCGGCACATGGGGAGCAACGATCCAAATCCTGCGCGTGCCTGCCGAGGTCTTGCAGGCAGGAGTCAGAGCGGGCCTTGCGTACCCAGTTACCACCACGACCATAGAGGTCTATCAACCCAATCACGGTTACGATAGTGGTGACCGGGTGTCATTCAAAGGCGATTACAAGCAGATAAACGCCGCAATTTCTTCGGTTACCACGAACACCTATCGGTACAACATTTCGCCAGCGATTACGCTCACAGCACCTCTCTACCGTGATGTCTTCCCGGAGAATCTCAAGCAAATGGAAATCGTCCGCGAGTACATCGTAGACAATGACAAAAACATCCTCACAAGTGGAACGGAAGATAGTCTCTGCGGACTCAAAATCGTCGTAACCAACGCGCAAAAGATCGCGACCACATGGTCAATGTCAACCCCCTACAAAGTCGGCGACTTCGTCTACGATTCTGGCAAGACCTATTATTGCATGCTGGAGCATAAAGCCGCCAACGATCTGTATGACAATACGAAGTGGAAGGAGATCACCAGTGACGATGAAGTTCCCTTAGGTTCCATTAACACATTAAAAGCGTGGAATACTACGTCAGTTTACGAATATGGCGACTATGTCCTTGATGGTTCTAAAGCTATAAACGTAGGAAGAGGGAGATTGTGGCGGGCGCAACAAGCGGTTCCAAAAAATACAGTGCTGAATGATGTGTCCATTTATTGGGAACGAATTGAGGCAGTTGAATGGACATCAAGTTCGGCTTTTTTAGGAGGCAAGTACGTCCAAGAGTCTGGCACGGATAACTATTTTATGGCACGGTATGACCTACCCGCAGCCGATAAAATTGACACCAACAAATTCACCACGCAACAGGTTCCCAATGCCCGACTCGATAGCGCAACCAATATCATCGGCGGGGTCGCTACCATAACAGATGTCAGCACTATCAACGTAGACAAGTGGCTCGGACCTCTCGCTGCCACTGGCACAAAGACGAAGTTCTGGCAGTATGGGGCATTCAATGCAACCAGTGGTTACCCACGCTCGGTGTGCCTGCATGAGCAACGTCTCTGCTTCGGTGGGACCAAGGCGCAGCCGAACACGATTTGGTGCAGTGCCATTGGCGACTTTGAAAACTTTGAACTCGGAGTCAATGCCAGCGATGCCGTGCAATTCACGCTCGCGGCATCGGAGGGGAACCGCATCAACTGGATGTTCTCCCAATCTGAAATGCTCGTCGGGACATCCGGTGACGAGTGGACTATCGGCGCAGCGGATTCCGCCTCGGCGCTCTCGGCCACGAACGTCCAGACCCGCAGGCAGGCCAGCTACGGGAGCAAGTACATGCGAGCCGCGATGGTCAACGATGTCCTGCTCTTCGTCCAACGCAACGGACGCAAGGTGCGCGAACTCGTCTACGAATTAAATAAGGACGGTTGGGTCGCTCCCGATCTGACACTCCTAGCCGAACACATCACGGTCGGCGAGATCGTCGAGGTCGCGTACCAACAACAACCGGACGCCATCCTCTGGTGCGTACGCGGAGACGGCACGCTCATCGGCATGACCTACGAGCGAGACCAGAAGGTCGTGGGCTGGCATCGGCACACCATCGCCGACAATGCTGATGTCGAGTCGGTCGCCACCATCTACGGCAACGGCACAGAGGACGAGGTCTGGATGGTCGTCAAGCGCACCGTGGCTGGCTCAACCTACCGCACCATTGAGCGATTCCCGCTCCTGTGGAGAACCGCTTTCGACGACCAAACAACCACCTCATACCGCTACCTCGACGGGCATGTGGCATTTGATGCTGGTGCGTTGGTAACTCCTCCCGGTCCGTTTCCTGCCGGAACAACAGGCACACCCTACAGAACGATTTATGACCTTGCTCATTTAGAAGGTAAAGTGGTCACCGTTGTGCAAGGGTCCAGTGTCACAACGAGATTGGTCGTCCTTGGAAGAATTGATGTCACATCGACCGCCGCAGGCTATGTCGGCCTGCCCTACACCAGCACGCTCACTCCCATGAAGCTCGACATGGACTTGGAAGACGGGTCATCGCAAGGCCGCAAGAAGCGCATCCACAAGGTCGTCGTCCGCACGCTCAAAAGCCAAGGCGGCGAAGTGCGGGTCAATGCCGGGCAGTGGTACGACCTCGCCAGCACCCTCACCACGGGAGATCAAAAAATCTTGACGGCAGGCACGTTTGGATTCGACGCCGATGTTTCTGTCCAGCAAAGTGACCCCTATCCAATGTGTATTCTCGCCATCGAACCTGTCTGGGACACCTACGGAAATGAATAGCATTCACATGAGACCCTACCTCGATTCCGACTATGAGATGCTCTCGCAGTGGCGAGTCGCTCACGGCAAGGACATCGTCCCAGAAATCGTTCTGCCAAAGTGC